CCCTGAGTAATAGCAGCAGATTCAGAGCCACCAGCCGTAGACTCAAATCGGCAATTGTCGACATACAAGCTCACATTATCGTCGGTCCTGATGTGGCTGTAGGTATTGTTTTTGCTGCCAGAAAATACGCATCCAGAAAAGCGCATCTGTGATGTGTATTTATACACAGACGAGACGTTGATGGTATTTGTCGTAACTCCTTCTGAGACAAAAACAATATTCTGAAAACCAATACGGTTGGCATTTACGTTTGCGCTAGCAGGGGCGTATGCGTGCGATCCAGTGATGTTGATTGCCTCTGCATTAAGTGCGTTTGTAATTCCGACCAGCGAAACGCAACCCTTGAGTGTTAGCGACTCAACATAGTTTCCAGCTTTTGGTGGGATCAAAACCGTGAAAGGGTTTTGGTCGGACGCTCCACTGCATAGATCGATGCAGCCCTGAATTGTTTCAGCATCGATGCCAACAGTCTTGACCTGAGTGCCAAGCCCTTTAGCAGTCAGCAAAGCCTCAGGCCCACTGCTCACTGTCATGCCAACGCCTGCAGTTACTTTCGGGAAAAAATATGCCATAGATTAGACTAGATTAGACAATGAAATAGTTGGCTCCGTCGCAGACAACAGTGATGCTCTGATGCTGCAACGCTAGCACCTTATTTGCTGCGCCATCAATGGATGCTCCAACTGGAGGAGTAATAGTCACAGTGTTTGCGCTACTGTCGGTTTTTTTGATCGTGATAACTTGACCAGTCAACACGGCGGGAAGCGTCATCACAATGCTGCCCGAGGTTGCGTCAGCAATTACCACAGCAGCACCGTTGCAAGCCGCCGATGCTGATACAGACTGCACTCCAGTCGCAAACGCATTCACCGTTGTGGTGCCTGCAATTGTCACGCCGCCAGTGGCTGCAATTGCAATTCGGTCGGTTCCGTCGGTCTGGATGGAGAGTGCGCGAGCGGTGCCTCCAGCGGAGCCTTTCTCAGTGCCTATTTTTAGAACGCTAGACGACCACCCAAACTTTGCTCGTTCATAATTTGTGGAGCTTGTCCATGTATTGTAGACCAGAACATTATTTGCGGTAGCTCCACTTCTCAGAGACAGAGTCGATGCTGCATCCGTGTAGAGATCAGTGTAGAGCGATCCATTTCTATCCGACAACCTGATTAGAGGAGAGTAAAAACCAACTTCGGTTGTCCCTGACAATTGCGACTTCAGATTGCCGTCAATTGAGACCCTAGTGTTTGATTGAATGAAAAAATCCTTGCCTGTCTGAGGGTAAATAAACATCCCCTGAGAAGTGAAAGCAAAAGACCCGTATCCCCACTTTGTAGCAAAAGCAAATGCCGTATTGTAACCCTTAATGACTGTCTCTGTTGCCCCAGATGGAAGAGTTGGAGCCGTTGTGCCAGTCAATTTTATGGTAGACGATAAATTCAACGATTCTGCGTTTGCAGTGCCAGATAGCGTTGGACCAGCAGACAGAACAAGCTGAGTGCCAGTCCCGGTTGTGTCGCTGAAATTGATCTTCGACTGTCCAATTGCAGCTGTGTCTGATACGTCTGCGTTCACCAGCAAAGACGCCGGTGACTGCATTACGCCATCAACAGTCTTAACCAGACCAGTTCCTGCAACGCTTGGGCCAACTGTTTCTTCTGCCGGAGCCCACTGCGCAGCTTGATTGTCCCATTTCAGGACATACCCATCAGTAGGAGCGCTTACGCTGATAGGATATCCCTGCAAGGATTGTGCATCCTTGGATGGAGTAGATGGAGTCCATGTTGTACCTGAATAGGTGAGAACCTGATCCTGAGTTGGAGCTTGGTTTGTGATACCAACACCCTGCAACGCATTTGCGTCGACTCCCGTTGCATCATCGCCTTTTTGGCCTTGTGGGCCTTCAATACCTTGTGGCCCCTCAGATCCATTTTGGCCTTTTGCAGCCATAAGCTGCCAAGGATAAGAGCCTGGATTTGCGTATTGGGTGAAATTTGTGGCCAAATAAGTTGAGCCATCATATTCGACCACATCATTTGCGTTGTACGGATCTCCGTAGACGAATTGTCCCCTCCAAGTGAATGAACTCCCATCAGCGCCATTGTTTCCCGTATCGCCTTTGCTGCCTGTCTCGCCTTGCAATCCGCGAACTGCAAGGAGTTGCCAAAAAGAAGATCCTATATATGGAGCTTGATTTTGGTTTTGAGAATTCGCTCGATACGAAGATCCATCGTAATAGACACCGTCACCGGCAAAATAAACCAATCCGCTGACATATTGATCCCTCCAATTAATCGAGGATCCATCAATTCCAGGGTCTCCTTTGACGCCGGGGTCGCCTTGAGGTCCAGTATTACCTTGAACTCCAGCCTGCCCCTCAGGACCCTGAGATCCCGTCTCTCCTTGAGCTCCTCTTGAAGCAAGCAACTCCCACCCATTCCCGGGGGGAGGAGTCCCAACACTGTAGAATTCTGGATACACTAGCATCCATGTGGAAAAGAGATACCCAACAATATCTCCAGCTGCATAAGGAGATGTGTCTTGCCATCCCCCCTTGTAGGAATTGAGTACTGTTCCTTGCGGCCCAACACTTCCCGTGTCTCCTGCTGGCCCCTGTACTCCGGCAACACCTTCCAAATTGATAGTCCAGCTTGAAAATGTTCCCGCTCCCGCAACTTGATTGACCATCAACGCAAGCTCACCAGTCAGAGGATCATAACTGATCACTGTGCCATGGCATTGATGATCTATGTCATATGCTGCCAGAACAGGTTGCCCAAGCGAATAAGCAACATACAGGTCGTTCACGACCCATGTCTGCTGTCCAAGGCTTATTGTTACTTCACTGGATGAAGTGGTCGAATATCGATCACCGACTTCTCCGCGATCACCTTTTGGACCAACTTCACCAGTAAAACCTCGCGGACCAACTTCACCCTGATCTCCTTGTAATCCTTGATCTCCCTGCAATCCCTGCACTCCTTGATCTCCCTGCAATCCCTGATCTCCTTTATCTCCCTTTGGAATCGCAAAATTAAATATAGCAGCATAACTGCTACCAGAATTAGTTACTTCCGCAGGCTCACCTGCATCAAGCGTGTTCGTTGTGCCTACAGATATAGTTGCGGCATCTCCAACATCTCCCTTTTCTCCAGTATCACCTTTTTCACCTTTTTCACCTTGTTCGCCTTGCAAGCCCCTCTCCCCCTGCAATCCAACTTCTCCACGGTTTCCCTGAATTCCTTGAATGCCCTGAATGCCCTGAATGCCCTGAATGCCTTGCTGCCCGCGTGGACCATCCGGCCCCTCTGGTCCGGCTGGACCATTTTCACCCTGTGGTCCAACTGGACCAATTAGTCCGCGCGATATTTCGATATTGAGATCAAGGCGTTGTGGCGCAACCGTGATCTGAATAGGATTAGTGAGTGAATCGTTGCAGTTTTTCATCGTGCTACGTCTTGAAGTATCTGCCAAGTGCCTGTCAGGTAAGTGAGCCGGAAACCAGAATCTAGCGTTACTTCTAGCTCGTAATAATAAAGCGCCGAAACAATATCGATGATCTGTTCATCAATGCTGAATACACCACCGACTGCATCTTTGATTGTGATGCCATCTCCTACAGACAACGAAATGATTAACTCACCTGTTGGAGATGTTCTTACCTGAAATAAAATTGATGCACCATTAAGATTTAATGGATCTCCGTTTTGCCTCAATGTGAATTGAAGCTCACTAAACGTGTCTCCTTTTCTGTGCGCAGGAAAATTGAAATTAGGCTTTAGAATTGAGCTCACAGGTTTTGTTGATTCTAACTTTAATCAGTAACACGATACATTTCCAGCGCATCTTCAAAAGATATTTCAGGCTTTCCTAGTTTCTTGTTAACTGCATTATGCGCCTCCCAAGTCCAACGGAAGAAATCATCAGCGTTTGTTTTCGGTGGAGGATTTTCTCTAAGCCTTGTTGACCAGAAACTCCGGCATTCACCGCAAGGAATATTCATTCCAACTTTCACTAAAAGCGAAGCCTGCGACTGCACTTTTCCGTCCCATTGCAGCGCAGCTACGTGAAGATTGCGCCAGATATTCGGACCGACATTCTCCATCGTGAGTGGGCGGTTTTCCCTAGTCATGCCAATTCTTCGCATTTGTCCGATCTGCCCGATCATTACGCACTCTGCAATAATCCCATCAATCCACTTAATCCGAGATTCTTCCTCATGGAACCATAGCGCAAGTGGGGTCAGCGTCCCTTTGTTTTTAGGCTCATTCGGCTTTGGTATAAGCTTTTCAGCATCTGGATATTCAGCCGTCAATGCATTTGAGAAAAGCGGAAATCCAATTGCCTCGATAAGGAATTGCCCAACTGCCAGCTTGCTGGTTTCTAGCTTATCCGTTGCAGATGTATCCATAGCAGAATTGTGCAGTTTGACCAGTAGGGTCAACAACCTCTTTGCGAACAGTGCGATACTGTGGTTTTGTTAAATCTGGGTATCCATCCGATCCTCTGGAATATGTTATGAAATCGTTAGATGAACATACTCCAAGCTCTTGAGCTGGCCTCACTCCTCTGTAGTCTGGATTCAATGTCCTCTGGTCATTAAATACAGTTTTGCAAATCTGCGGAGTCAATGGATCGTATGAAATCGAAAACGTCTGGTTAGCAACAATACCTCCACTGACAAATAAAGTGTAATCCTGAATTTTCAGGAACCCAGAGTTGCTGCATTTGTCGCGCTCATCTTCCTTCTTTGCAGTAATCGCTGAATCTAAAGATCCAAGGCAGTGCCATTCAAAGTAATCAAACGGCTCAGTTGGATCTGATGTGAGCTCTTGGATTCGCTGCGAGTCGATTGCGCGGCCAATACATCTTGGTTCGACAATGGTATTGTATTCCACTGGCTGGCCATTTACTTCGCACAAAAATCCAGCTCCTCCATCAAAAGCAAAAAACCAACTTCCAGTTCCTGGCCTATTCCAAGCCTCAACCTCTTCAGCCGGTAAAGGCTGATAAGACTCTATTTGTTTAGGCTGCGCAAAGCATGTCGTGTAGTTTGGGTCGATTGCTCCACTAACATACCGCTCAAGTCGTTCGTACATAGCCCCGAACTGCTTATAGCACCTACCACACATGCAACATTTGCCAATCTGGTTTTCGACCTCGGAGCAACCTGATTCTCCAGTGCGTTTAAGAATCCAGTGGGTGAAGTCTGGAGGGTAGCTCCACGCCTTGACCTCAGGATCTGACGGCTCAGGAACGCATGGTTGACCAACTTGCCCTGCCATGTACGCAACAGGGTCCCAATCGACTCCCCCCCACTCTCCAGTGCCAATCACGCATGGAGTTGGGTCCAGCTTGTCACCCTTTCCGACATCCCACTTGTATCGCTGATTTTCTGGGACTGGCAGGTAGCAATCGCAACAGCATGACGGACAGATTTTAGGTGCCATAGCTGTTTACGATGGATGCGCTGATTGTGCCATCAGTGTTGCATGTGATTTCTAAAGTCAGATAGGTGTCCACAAAATCAGAGATCGCCTGATTAATATCGGCCGGTGCAGATCCTCCTCCAGTGATCGTCAAAATTGCATTGCCTGTTCCAGTGCATTCAAACGATCCAGCCCCCTGCGGGACAACTTGCATGCTCATCAGCGCATTGACTGCGTCGATGATTTCGTTGCCCCTCGCTGCAATCACTAGGGTGTCAGTGGAACCCTGCTGGAGTTGTGCGATCTCTGCCATGCTAGAAAACTCCCTGTTCGATTCTCGGGATTGGAACGTATCGGTTCACCTTTTGCCAGATATTTCCCTTCCAGCGAGTGATCGCTGAATCTTCTCCAAGGAAAAAATCCGGCGGGTTATTTATGTTCTGAAATGGATTGTCCCCTTGATGGTAATAAAAATTGCCAAACGTGAATAATTTCCAGCCAAGATCGATCTCAATGTCTTCTGGAACCTTGTGGTAGCTATACTCTGCCCTCGTTGTGACGTTGTTTGTGAACGACACGATCGATCCAAGTAGGATAGGATTATATGGAGGATCTGGATCGTAAGCCACATAGGTATTGTAGTTGTACGACACCGTCTCAAACTCAATCCGATTTGCTGGAACCTCAGAATAGATGCGGGTCCATTTGACCATGCCGCCACTGATGTTCTCAGGTTGGGTTTGCTCTATCAGGAAAAAGTCAGTGAGGCCCTCTGTGTTGAGTGCCAACGGCACCCAACTTGATGCGGACTGCATCAATGTTTCTGTGTAGCTCAGTGACTGAGTGACAGCGTCAAATGCATACACAAGCGGCCCATCCCTTCTGGCAATGGTTGGCGAGCTTGCAAGATCGTATATGATTCCTGTTGGCATGTTATCCGTTTGTGATTGCTACAACTTTTAAGTTTGTCAGCGCATCAACTGAAGTTGCGAATTTATCAGCCGCATTCTCCATTGTCGCAGCTGCATTTGCCTCTTTTGCTATCGGGGCCACTTGCTTTTCTGGGACTTTGCGATCTTCCAGCTTGGCATTTCGCTCCATTTTCCTGCGCTCTTCACGCTCTTTGCCATCTACAATTCGCTGCGCTTTTCGTTCTAATGCAGCTTCTTTTCGTTCATTCCGATCAGCTTGTCTGCGCTGGTCAGCAGTCATCGAAAGTCTTTTCTTCTCAGCAGCGACTAGCTCGTTGTTTTTCTTTTTTTCATCGAGTTCCATCAACTTGCGACCATTAGCGTCCTGACCCTGCATTTGCTCGCGAATGTGCATCAACTCTTTTAAGCCATCCTTTTGCTGATTCTGAAAAGACATTTGCCGCTTTGCCTTGTCCTCCTCCATCTTGCGGATTTCCTCATCTGCCTTCATTGCCATCTCATGCCTGTGAGTCTCTCCTTTTTCTGACTCTTCACGCATTTTCTCCTGAATTTTAGCGGCCGCTTCAGCCATAATCCGATCAGACTCAGCATCAGCTTCTTTCTGTTTTTTGATTTTTGCTGCAGCTTCTTGAGCGGCGGTTTGTGCTGGAGTTGGTTTCGGAGCTTGTTCTTTAATAAAATTGGGATCGTCTTTGCCAGTCGTCAAAACACTCCATGTGTTCATGGTCTTCCTGACAGCGTCTCCCATGGCATTTCCAGTCCCGGCCTGGATGGATGTCCAGAAACGTGAAAACTTGTCACCAAGACTGTCTAGGGCCTTCGCATTGACGTCCGACATCTTGGTCATCGAATCGCCAACCTCTTTGATCGCGTCTTTGCCCTGGGACAGGGGACCGATCATCTTCTTTGCGTTTTTTCCAAGGACGTCTGTTAGGTCTGCCAGTAACTGTCCCTTGTTCGCTGCGTCTTTCGACGAATCAGCAATCTTCCCGATCATTTCGTCTGGAGACAGCGCAAACAAATCATTGAATCCAATGCCCAGCTTTTGGAGTGATTGCTGTGCCTCCAAATTACCTTCTTTGGCTGATTGAACCTTTCCTGACAGGCTTGCCATTGCCGCTCCAAACTTCTCAGGACCAACTCCAGCTTCTCCGAAAAATTGTTGAAGCTCTTGGACCTTGTCGATTGACATGTCCATGTTCTCGGCCGCATCGACCAAATCGCCTGCCATGTCCAGTGCAGCCTTGCCCAATGCAGCAACCGCTCCCACTGCTAGTGTTGCAGCCCCCGCAATCCCTGTGATCCCACCAATGCCCAACTCGTTTGCGATTCCCTTTCCAACCCCCCCCAGCAATCCTCCATCTCCTCCGCCGGCCGCTCTTCCGCCTCCTCCGCCTGCCTTCTTTGCAGCACCCTCGGCCGCTTTTGTCTTCTGCTCGGTTTGCTTTGCGAATTTGTCGACCTTAGCAGATGCCTTTGCGAGGTCTGAGTCCAAAGTCCCAGAATCGACCCCAAGTTTGAATCCAACTGATGTGGAGAGACTCATTGTGCGTTCACCGTCCTTAAGTATTCACCGATCACCTTGCTGCTCCTCCTGTTGATAAGAGCGGACCTCTTCCCTCCCTCCATCAGATGTCTGATTCGGAAGAGTTGGAAAACCAATGGCAACTCCACATCCATCATTTCATCGATTGACCATCCATACGATGACCCTAGCTGGTCGATTATCGACGCAGTGCTGGATGCAATTGGAGATGATTCACCAGCCGAAACTGATGACGCCGGAGAATCAAGAAATACGGCTTCGATGTATTCATTGATTCCAGCGATCAACTCCATTGTGTCTACCATTTTAACCAACTTGAGAATCCTAGAATTCCTGCGGCGCGCCAGAAACCTTCCAATCAACCCTCGTTTTGGCTCCCGATATGCGGTTTGCATGTAGCATAGAATCTGTAAGCAGTCTGTCCTGCGTACGAATCCGCCGGCTATAAATGGAGATCTGAGTGCCTGCAAATTGACGTAGTCCCTGAGCGTCATTAGCCGCAAATGCACTCCGCAAACCAAAAACGGAATGCCAATGCAGATCCTTCCGCGAAGCTCTCGCTCTTCTGCGAGTGCTTCCTTATATCCTGGAATGTCTTGGAGATCCATCTGGGGAGATCAGATGGGTCTTAAGTTAGGGAGTGTTAAGACGCTCACGCATGTCGACCGTGACCTTTGTCTCGCCATCCTGCGAAAAGGCTTCGCCAACTTTGCTGATAAGGAAAATCTTCGCACTGCCCCCGCCAACGGGAGTGATTGCAACCGTATCTCCAATTGTAGGAGACGCGGTCGAAGAGGACGCAAGCTGGAGCGTCATCGACCCGGTCTGGATTTGGTTTACGAATACTTGACCGGTTGGAACACCATATTCGTTTTTGTGCTCGATCACGTTAGTACTGCGATCGACAGAGATGGACTCCGCTACATAGGCAACTGAATCGATGGTGACAACCTGGGACCCGAAAACGAGTCCCCCGTCGTTGAATGTTCCGGATGGATTGGGCATGTGAGTGTGGCTTTCTAATTATTGGTTCATGTCAACTGCGGCCATGCATTCGTACGAATGCACACGATCGCAGAAAAGTTAAGGATGCTGCGGTCTGTCTCGTCATCAGCCTCGATTTGGGGGCTGGTAGATGATTCTTGAATGTAGACAAGCGAATGGTACGGCAGAACCTCCTGCGTGAAATTGTTTGCGTAGTAAGCAGCGGCCATACGAACTTTTGCAAGTGTCTCAGAATGGAGTGCCGGCTGGTTCTCAACACGCTTTGTGACTATCTCAAACCCGATTGTGGCATTCCACGCATCCAGCGTGAAAACCCCTGGCATCATTTCCCCCCTGTGTCCTGTGAAATCGCCCAGTGAGCATTGTACGTCGACCCGCGGAATCGGAAGGTTTTCGGTTTCGCGTTGCGTGAACGCATCGATCCCAAGGCCGGCCAAAACCTGTTTCCAAGCTCCCTCAACCTGCGTTTCAACTGCGTAGAGTGTCTGCAAATCTGGTGCGCTCATTCGGTTGTTATAAATACCCCTTTGTATCGCTTTGCCCTGCGTTTTACGTCCTCAAAGACTCCCTTTTCCATGTCGATGTTGAATGCCTTGATCCTTCCCTTGATGGCTCCATTGATGACCGCGGAGGAATATCCTCCGTTCTGGAATTGCGGATATGAATTCTGAAACTCCAACGCAAAATTGGTTTTGGTCTCAATCTTGGTTCCCTTGGAGTTTGTGAATTGTGTGCGTGAAAGCTGGACTGCTTTCCTGACAAAAGGAGATGGCTTGATGATCTCCATATCTAAATTGAGATCCCTCGCAGACTGTAACCATGATTGCCTCGCCACTCCCTTTGTTTTCGGAATTCGCTTTGCTGCCTCTGCGTTTTTTACCGCAATTTGATGTTCAAGCTCACGATATCTTTGCCAACGCTGATCGCTCCATTTGCGTCCCCCGCTCATGTCATGCATTGATCGGCCCCGGCGGATGAATGGCCTCTTGGCCGACTTGCGCTGGCTGAAGTCGTCCCAATTTGAATAGTCCAACATGATCCTGCGATCCCAGGCAGGATGCGTGAAAATGATTTCTCCGGTTGCAAACTTGAAGCTGCGATTTGATCCGCTTCGCACCATTTCAGCTTTTTGTTTCAACGGAATCTTCCGGCTCTGCGTCACTCCAGATGCCGGACTTTTGCTGATAATCCGCTTCAGAATGCGCGCCGCCTCCAGTTGGAGGACATGGTCAAACGTCCTTCCAGACATGGCTGAAAGCTCTTGGATCATTTTTTTGAATCCAGCGTCTGTGAATTCAAGTTTTGCGTTCATCTCGGGACGACAACTTGCTGCTCAAGTTTGAGGTGAACTTGTACCATTGGATCTGTTGCATCATCGTCGATACCGACCACGCGAAGACTGCGTCCATTGAGTTGGCAGACAGCTTTCAAATCCAGCCCAAGCCTTACCAAGTCATCACGCTCCATTTCGATGGTGCTGGTTGCCTCTGGGAAATATCCAGATGCTTGCATTGCCCGTGTTTCGATTGCCGGCAAGATGACACATTTTGCTGACTGTCCGCTGCGGCTGATTGTCGATCCAGCTTGGATGACAACTTCGCGAAATCCAATTCTCAGCAGGTTTTCAAATTCACTCATGGAAATTGCATGAAACAGGGGGCATGCCAGATTGCTCCAACATGCCCCCTTTGTCAGTTTCTTGGCCGACTAATCAGTCGACCTGTTTGGGTGGGCGTCCTCGCCTTTTGGTGGGAGTCTCAATCAACTCGTCCACTTTACTTGCGAAACCTTTTCTTCGTAGGCGTCCTTCTCTTGTGTCGACAAGCCAGATCTCCTGAAATTGCTTTCCATCGATCCGGCCAAAACTATCGACCGCGGACTTGTATGTCTGCTTTGCGCCAATGCCATTGACCGGATTGCCAATCACTTCAGCGCAACCATTAGACACTCCAAGGACTAAAGAGAAGTTGGCCACAAGTTAGTCGTTGGTGATGCGCTTCAACCCGCTGGCAATGCCCTTGGCAGACCCAAAGCAGCATTCCCAAACTTTCTTGAGCACACCGGAGTCCTCGTCATACCACTCACGCACGCCGATCGTGATGCCGGTGGCGGCGTCAGTCAGAGCCTCTGCGCGCATGTACGCGGTGGGACTCTGAGGAGCCAGATACCGGATGGCAACCGCAAGAGCGGATGGATGACCCGCGAAACCAACGAGACCCTCGCTATTGCCAGGGATGATCGTCGACTTGTAAACGTCAAAACCTGCGAGACGCGGGATGCGATTGTTGTGCAGCGGATCGCTGGACCCGTAGGTGTTAAACTGATTCACCGAGGAATCTTTGAGCAGATTCGCGAAGAAGAGTTCGTTGATCACCAACGCGCGCATGTCTTCCGGCATGTTGTCCGTATCGCAAGCGGTCGAAAGGTCGATCACAGAATCCAGGTCGAATGCGCTAGGAACGCCATTGAAACCGGCCGTTCCGAAATTAGCCGCGGTCACGTTTGAAAGGATTGTCTGGAAGACTTTCTTGCCAAGCTGATAACCCTTTTGCTTGCCGTAGATTTCGAGCGACAAAGCGGAAGACG